GATACGGGGGATGCCGGGCGTAGCCGTGCCCTCTTCCGTAATCTGGCCGATGATCAGCGCGCGCTGATTGACCTGGCCGGTATTTGCCCGGCTGGGATCGATGTCCGCATAGAACAGCGGAACCCGCAGGTTCTGCGGGATATTGGGGAAGGTCACCGGCATTACTTAGCCCCCTTATTCGGTGCAGCCGCGGCCTGAATCTCGGGCGCGGCGGGTTTCGGTTTTTCCAGCCGGACATCACCATCACGCAGACGGCGAATCCAATAAAAGTCGTTGTCATCGACCTCCATGCCGTCTTGCGGCATGAACTGCTTTCGCACGGGGTCGAAGACCTTTAGCCCGGGGGCCGGGTACACGAACATGGGGAGCTCCTAGGTAGGAAAATTGATCTCCAGCCCGGGCACCACGGTGCCGTCTGGTTCTTGAATGCGGACATCCATGCCTTGCAGCGGAACGGCAGGAACGGGGTAGAAATCCTCGGGGCCTTGGACGTATTCCATGGCGATGTGCAGGACCAGTTCGCCGATGGGAACGTCACCTTCGGACGAGACGGTGAGATCTGAGTTGAATCTCGGGTAGTGCTGCAGCAGGCTCATGATTTCGGGCCTATTGATCACGGCCGCCTTGATCTGCTCGCGCATCGTCTCGAGCTGATCCTCGACGACTACCGCACCGGCATCGTTCGGGAGCGCTGGCGCCTGGATGCGGGCGGTGATCCTGACGGTCGTGGTGACGGTGAAGGCGGGTGGGCCATTGCGACCGAACGACTCGCCATCTTCCGATGCCGCTTGAACCAAGATCACCGGATAGGAACCCTTCCAGGTCGGCCACGTCCTCGGGGAATAGACGTTTTCGCCGGCCATCGTGGCACCGGAGACGGCAACGGCTGTCAGCTCGCGCAGTTGAGCAGTGGTTGTCATGGCGTACCGGCCTTTTGCAGTTCGAGGCGCAGCTCGCCCACCCCGTCCGGCTGCACGTCCTTGATGTAGTAGGTGCGGCCGTTGTTGACGATCCCGATCATGTCCCCCTGCTGCGGCCGACGGGCACCGAACTGGGCTTCACGGACTGCCAATACGGGCTTCACCGTCGTCACGTCGACCGATCCATCCAGCAGGACGACATTCCGGGTAAAGCCGTTAAAGAACACGCCCGTGATGGTCATGGGCTGGCCGTCGACGGGCGTAAACGTGGCGGCCTCGCCGAAAGCCTGATCGTGGCAAGGCCGCAAGACGGCCGCGTCCCAGTCAACCGGCATCAGTTCGCCACGCCGCCGGGACGGCGCCCTCCCACGATCCGCAGACCACCCACCGAGACGCCCTTCCCGGTATTCGGCGTGTCGGCCGTTCGCACCAGGAACTTCGCCTGCAGCAACCAGGCCACCTCTTCCTTGGAAAGATCCGGAACCGTCGCGCCGGGACCATAGGTCTTGCCGCCGTGCAGCACCGAGCGGCCGCGGGCAACGATGTGTCCACCGGCGCCTTGTGCTTCGGAGGCCTTCTGTTGCGGTGATTGCGTGGGAGGCACCGGCGGCTGGGCAGCCGTCGGGGAGGATGCCTGGGTGCCCGCAGCTGGGGGTTGCGTCATGGGACTGGCGCTCGCCGACGTGGTGCCATCCGCCTGCTTCGACGCGAGAGGCGACCCGGCGGGGGGATCGCGTCTCATATCGTTGCGGCTGGCCATCAGTCGTAGGCCGGCGGGCAGACGGTGGCCGACAGGCTGGCGTTGACCCGGCTGGGAATGACCAGCGGAGCCGACTGCATCAACAGGAAGCGCTGGGCGGGGTCCTGCTCGACCCAGGTCTTCGGTGCGTAGGGCAACGCCTTGTAGTTGAACGACGGGTCCTTGATCATGCCGAAGGCCCGCGTGCCCATCAGGTTGGCGCCGCTCATGATCACGGTGCCGTCAGTGAGCATGGGCACTTCGTGGTCGTTTTCGTCCACGAACCAGTCGTTGTAGACCCACAGGTCGTACTGGCCCCAGTGCCCCATGTAGACCGCGCCCTGCTCGATGCGGGCGCCCGGATCGACGATGTTCCCGCTCGGGTTCAGCGACGGGAAGATGATCGCGCCCTTGAGGGCGGGATCGAGCTTGAACAGCTCCCACGAACTGGTCGTGAAGATGATGTCCGTCACCTTGGCACCGGATGCCTTCAGGATGCGGCGCTGCCACGCGTCGATGTCCGAGGTCGGCGTGACGTCGCCGCCCTGGATGGCGGCCTTCGTCCACTGGTCGGCGCCGGACAGCGCCACCGTCAGGCTGGGATCGCGGCCGAAGTCGATCTGGACCGGCTCGTAGCCCTCGCCGGTGACCTCCACCGTCGCCGTCGACAGTGCCTGGGCCGCCATCCATTCCAGGCGACGGTTCAGGATGTCGACCTGGTCGGCCATTTCGGCGTACAGGTTGGCCATTTCGCGCTCTTCGCCGGTGAGCTCGCCGCCGATGCGTTCGCCGATCATGCGGCGCACGGGCTTGAGCAGGTCGGGGGCACGCTTGTCCTTGATGTAGGCCGGCGTGAACTCGTTGGTTTGGTACCGGCGCTGCTCGACGAGCTTGCCTTCGACCAGCGGCGACACGAACGGCGCCATCCGGCGCTTGCCCACGTCGATGTCGATCGAGACCTTCTCGCTGTCGGCGGTCACGATATTGGGGAAGAACTTGTCCAGCAGGAACTGCTGGGCCACTTTCAGGTTGGGGACAACCTGGATCAGGGTGTTGGTGTCATAGATGAGCACGGTTAATCTCCAGACGCTTAGGTTCAGGTGCCCCAAAACAAAAAGCCCCGCCGAAGCGGGGCTTTTTGTTCAGTGGCCGTTTTCGTTACTGCGGATCGGCCGCGGAAACCGAGGATTTGAGGAAGATCCCGAAGGCGCGCATCGCGGACCGCAGGTCGGCCAGAGTCCACGACTCGTCGAACGTGATCGCTCGGGCATTGAATCCGCCCAGCAGATACGCGCCGGCTTCCTGCGGGCCGTCCGTTGCGTCGGTAGCCGAGACCAGAATCGCGGAGGGGTTCTGCGAGCCATCCGAAGCGCTCTTCACGGACAGGATGTAGTCGCCGGTGGCCTCGACCACCTCGATGGTGAAGGTGTCGCCCGCCACGAAGGCGGTCGCGCCTGCGGTGATCGTGAAGTTGATCGTGTCGCTGGCGTAGGCCGAGCCCACCGTCGCATTGGGCTGGGCGTCACCCTCCGGATCGGTCACCGTGAAGGTCGTGGCAGCCGTGGCCGTGAGCGTGTAAATGCCGAAGAGCGGGGCGCTGCCGAGCGTGACGGTGCCGAGAGTGCCGTTGCCGGTGTTGTCCGCTCCCGCGGCCTTCTGGATGCTGTTGTTCGAAACCCGGCCCAGCACGGCACCGCGCGGCAGGTTGCCGGACGCCAGGCGGATCTGCTCGGTGACGAGCTTGAGATTGCCCGCGATCAACTGATCGGGGACAAAGGTTTCGGCGGTGATACCCGGCTGCTGCGGGTTCTCGCCGATGGTGCTGACATTGAGAGTCATCGCATTGCTCCTAATAGGAAATGCCTGTGATCGGCGTGATTAGCGGCTCCGGGCCCGTTCGCCCATGGCGACGATCTTGGAGGCCAGGGACTTGGTGGGGTCGACATTGGCGGGCGTGCCCCCGTCGGCGCCGGGATTCGGAGCGCGGACGGTGGCCATGCGGTCGCTCAGCGCCGGCCGGCGGCTGGACTTGTTGTCCAACTCGGCTGCGCGCAGCGCGGCCACGGCCTGCTCGACGGTGAGGTCGCTGTCGAAGGCGAAGCTGCAAGCGGTGTTCACGCGGCCCAGCTTGATACCCTGCGCCAGAATGGCGGCGCAGCGCTGGCGTTCACGCGCCCGGGCGCCCTGAGCGCGACCGGCGCGCTTGGCCGTTTCCTTGTCTTCCTTTTCGTCCTCGGCGTCGGCATCGTCGCCGTCGACATCGTCGGCCTTGGGATCATCGTCCTCGCCCTCGGCGCGCTGCGACTGCTCTTTCTCGTCGAGCTCTTCCATGCGACGGGCGTAGTCGTCGTCGGACTCGCCGTCGCGCTGCTTGCGCTCGTCGTCTTCGGCAGCCACGCCGGTGTCGTCGGGTTCTTTGGGCTCCTCGGCGGAAGCCAGACCCAGGAAATGGGCGAACGGCATCAGACGCGCCGCCCGGTGCATTTTGGTTTTGCTCATGAGAGTCCTCTTACGTGGTGATGCGGCCCACTTCCTGCAATAGGGCCCCGAAGGCGGCGTCCGGTGCCATCACCGCGTCCGCCAGTTTGAGGGCCACCCCTTCCTGCCCCATGAAGCAGGCAGCTTGGGTGTCCCGGATTACGGAGGCGGAAATGCCGCGATTCCTCGCGACCGTCTCCACGAACAGTTCGCCCATCGCGTCGATGTCGACCTGGAAACGCTCGCGCGCTTCTGGCGAGAGCGGCATTTCGGAAGCGCCATCGATCTTGCGGCTGCCGAAGATCATGAACGTGACGTCGAGGCCGGCATTGGTAATTGCCTTCGACCAGTCGACGTGCATCCAGACGACACCGATACTGCCGACACCTCCCGTGCGGGGAACATAGATTTTGTCGGCGGCGCTGGCGATGGCGTAAGCGGCGGAATAGGCTGATTCGTTCAGGATTGCCCATACCGGCTTCTGGCCGCGCGAAGCGTAGATGGTGTCCACCAGGTCGAAGCAGCCGGCGACCTCGCCGCCGGGGCTGTCGATCGACAGAGCGATGGCCTGCACGTCGGGATCGGCCAGGGCGGTCAGGAAATTCTGGCGGATGCCGTCGTAGCCCGTCATGCCACTGAAAGGACGTAGGCTGCCCAGTTTCTGCACCAGAGTGCCGCAGACGTCGATGCAGGCGATCCCACCATAGTTCTCGTAGCCGGTGCGGACCGTCCGCCCCGGCTCCGCAAACCCATATTCGGCATCCTCCATGGCCATCGGCCGCGGAGCATCCGCCTCGAGGTTCTGGAAGCGCGTGACGCCCAGGCGATCCGCCAGCGCAGCAACGATGATTTCCGCCTTGGCCGGATGAATCGCCAAGGGCGTGTTGAAGATCCGTTGCGCCAGGCGCGGCAGGAGATGGCTCATTGGGCCTCCGGTGATTTTTCGGCAGACTGGGCGCTCTCCCCTTCCGTCCATTGCGGAACGGGAATACCCAGGTCTTTGAAGTACTGGCGCTCGACGGCACGCTGGGCCACCTTTTCGCGCCAGTCGGCGCCGGACATCTCGGCGCATTCGTCCTCGAGAGTCGATAGACCGGCGTCCATGCCCAGGATGGCGGCCTTGCGTTCCTTTTCAGGATCGACGTAGCCACGGCCGGGGCCCATCCATTTCGCCCGGGAATACGCCGAACGGTGTTCGGCGAATGCCGGCGCGCCTGACGGCATAGGCAGATCATCGACCTCGATCGACTCTTCTACGAAGGCGCTCACGATCGGTTGTCCAAAGCCCCACGCGAAATTGAGCCGGCGGCGATGGAAGGTCTTCCAGACCTCCAACATCGCAGCGCGGTAAGAGCTGTAGTTCACGTCAGCCCAGTTCTGGCTGATCATCTGCGCGGATGTACCGGTGCCAGCGGCAATGTTGCGCAACATTGCGTTTTCGAAGTCCGCGAAATTGCTGGTCGGGCGCTCGGCGGTCGCAAAGCCCAGCTTCTCTCCAGGGAAAAGATGCGAGATCCGCGACTCGCCGATCATGATTTTTCGGTTGTCGTGGAAGTCGCGGCGCATGTCCTGATAGGTACTCAGCTTCTGGCCGTCGTCAAATGCTTCCTGCACCATCTCGCCGTCGAACGGACTTTCGATGTATGCCGCAAAAATCGCATTGATGATGGCCGCGTCCAGTTCCGTGCCGTCATACTTGATGAGCATCTTGAGGCGCTGCAGAACCGGCGCAAGGATGCCGGCGCCGCCACGGTGCTGGGCAGCACGATCATGATCGAAGTCATGGACGATGATGGGTCGCCCCCACTCTGTTTCACGTGGAATCCGATCCCATACCATGCTCTCGGCCGCGCTGAACCAATCGCCCTGGTGCGCACGGCGAATGTGATAGGCCGCGGCGGCGCCGTCTTCGTCGACCTCGACACCGCCGCGCAATGTCTGCTGATCGAAGTTCAACTGAGGGTTGGATAGCCGATCCGGGTCTATGATCTGGACGGCCGTGGCGTAGCGCGCGCGGCCGGAACTGACGCGGTTTGGCCGCCAGTGCAGCATCGCCAGGGCATCTCCGTCGACGCATTTGTGGCGGAATGCCAGCGCAAGCATCTGCGGCACCACGAGATTGCGCTGCGTGTCGCAGTACCGCCCCATGTCGTAGGCCCAGCTGCGGTAGTTCGCCTCCAGCGCCTGGCCGAATTCATCAGCCCAGACGTGATCGAAGGCTTTGATGCCAGAGGCAGCGCGCAGCGCCTGCCAATCCGGTTTGAAGATCGGACGGAAGTCCGCCCCCACGACATTGTCGATCGTGCGTGTGACGGCGGCCGATGCCCAGCCGTCGTTGCGGACCACATCCCGAATCCGGGACACGATCCGGTCCCGGTACATATTGAGTTCGCCGTCCGGCGACCATAGGTATGGTTGCCAGGCGGCCATGTGTTGCCCCCAGATATCGGCGGCATCGTAGGGGGTGCGACCGCCCCCCACAAGCATCTGGGCGCGCGAAGGCCGGTGCACCAGCGGCTTGCCGTCGGCACCGAGGATCTTCAGCTCGGACATCAGCGGAACACGAAACGGATGGGACGCCGCGACGCGCGGCGAATGCCCAGCGCGGCTTGCAACTCGCCAATAAAGGCGGTCAGCTGGCCCAGGTTTGCCCGGGTGTACGTCACCGAGCGGCTACCTTCGCCCTGGGAATAGGAGTAGGACTCGCCTTTGGCCCCCGTCAGCAGGTCGATATAGGCCTGCTGGGCATTCGCCAGAGCGGCCTGCAGCTGCGCTCGCGACATGCCAGTGAGCACGCCACTGGTGTTGAAGTTGTCCATGGAATCCTCATGCCAGCAGGTCTGAAATGCTGCGGCGTTTCTGGCCGGCCGTCTTGACCATGACCTGGCCAGCGGCACGTGCCGGCGTTTCCTGACCGTTGGGGTCTTCCGCTGGCGAAATTTGGTTGGCCGATGGCGGCGCTCCCCGCAACATCTCGGAAACTTCCTCGGCCAGCTTGTTGAGACGTAGGCCAAAATGCAGCAGCGCACACAGGGCGGCGTAGGCGTACACCCGGCAGTCCAGCGCCTCGTTCGCGCGGCCGGGAGGCAATTCCCAAACCCGGAACTTGTGTCCGCTGGCCTGCTTGATGGTGATCCGCTCCGATGTGAGCTGAGCGAAGTAGTTCAAATCCCGATCCGCCGGGAAGTGCATATAGCCCGGGCCGGGAACCTCTTTCGCCAGCCGCGCGCGGATGGTGTCCTTTGCTGCATTGACGCCCAGGATCGTGGGCCGGTAGGAGGCCTTGTTCTTGCGCGAGGGAACCTTCGAAGGCCACACTGGCGAACGTTGACCATTACGGGCCGACTCGCCCTTCGTCGCGTAAATCTTCCGGCCAAGACGCGCCTTCGCGAATTCGTAGACCTTCTGCGTGGCATAGCCCGAGTCGATACACGCTGCGGCGACGGTGTATCCCCTGCCGTCGTAGCGGTACCACGTGCGCTTCAGATAGGCGTCCACACGGTCCCATACTTCCGGGGATTGGGGATCGCCCTCGAATATCTCGTAGTCGATCGACCAGCTTTCTTCGTCGCGCCCCCAGCCGACCACCTCGACCTCAACACGGTCAGCCTGGACATCCAGGCCTGCGGTGAGGATGGCGACACCTACGGGCACAGGCGCGGACCAGACCTCGCCACGCGCAAGCAGTTTTTCGAGATCCAGGTCCTTGCCGCTGTGGGGACGGTAAGCCGTCCCCATCTGCGTGTTCCACCACGCCTGCTTCAGGTCCTCGTCATCCTTTGCGGCCAGCCACTTTGCCGCGATATCAGATGGCTTGTCCTTCGGCCAAGGGGAATACAGCTTGCTGGCCTGAAAGCCGGCATGCTCGTTATCCACGCCCCATTTCCCGCAGGACGGGCATTTGGCGCGATAGACCCCGTGGCGGTCGGACTCCCACCAGTCCCAGGTCGCATCTATGGCGGCAACCGAAGCTTCGGCTTCGTCGACATCGGCGGCGCGCATGTCGCGCCATACCCGCTCGTAGTTGTCCAGCGGGACATGACGATGTCCGCAGCACTCGAAGGGGCGCGTCTGGTGCCAGCGCGCCGTTTTCAACGAGCGAAGCCGGTCGCCCTCTGACCACCCTACCCCGCACGCCTCGCAGAAGATGCGGGCGGTCTTGGGGTGGTGCTCGAGGATGTTCCCCTTCTCGTCCTTGCGCTTCTGCCAGTCGACGTGCTTGAAGAAATCGAGAAACTGCCGATGCCCGCAATGCGGGCACGTCACCGATGCGCGCCGCTGGTCCGATGACAGGTAGCTACGCTCGATTCGACTCTCGTCCTGGACGGTCGGCGAGCACGCCCGAACCGAAAGCCAGTTCGCCCCGAACGTCGCCGTCCGCTCTTCGGCCAGGGCGATCGGGTCACCTTCGCGGGTGACGGGGTATTTGTCGACCTCATCGGCAAGGATGATTCGCACTGGCCGGCGCGCCAGGTTGTCCGGGCTACCGGCACCGGCCAGGGCCAGGAAGCCGCCGGGGAACGACTTGAAGAGCAGCGTCTCGTCGGCGTTCCGCGTCTTGACGGTCCCGACCAGCTCGCGCAAGACGGGGGTCACCCGGATCAGCGGGCTGATTCGCTCCTTGCTGAACTGCTCGGCTGCGTCTTCCTTGGGCTGGAGCAGCAGCATCGGGCACGGGTCGAGGTGCGCGAAGAACCCGAAAATGTTTTCCAGTAACGCGGTCTTGAGCAACTGGGTGCAGACCATCGCCGTGACGACGTGCACCCCAGGCTCTGTAACCGAGAGCATGGGGCCCCGGGCGATCTCGACCGTGTCGGTCGACCAGTTCCCCGAGGTGCTGCCCGCCTCCTTGGCGAGCCTGCGGTAGTGGTCCGCCCACGCCGGCAGGCTAATCCGCGGCGGCGGTGTCCAGCCTTGACGAATGGCCCGCCATAGCTGATCAGTTTTTGCCCTGGACAAACTCCCCTGCGGGTTCCCCAAGGTCGGTGATCTGCTTATGGACATACGCGGTCAGGATTTCCGTGACGCGGTCGGCCTCTTCCAAGCCAAGTTCCGCGGCAAGCATGGGGCCGACCCTCACCGGCCAATTCAGCCATGCGTCACGCTGGGCGCGGAACGCATCGAACAGCACGCTCTGGGCCACCGTCAGTTCAATCAGGACGCCAGACTTCTGCTCGAATTCGAGCCGCCGTAGCATCGCGAGATAGTTCTCCTTGACCCGTAGCGCTTCCGCATAATCCAGGCCGGCGCCGCCAGCGGTCAGCGCCTTGAGCGCCTGTTCGGCCAGCGTCGCATCGTCGTCGTCGTCAGCATTTCCCGACATGAGAGGGAGGTTCGACGCTGATTCATCTGGGGTGCGAACAGCACTGCGAACACCTTGCGGGGTGTTCGCACCAGGCATCGCTGTGTTCGCAGTTTTTTCTGGGGTTTTTACCCTTGTCGCATTGGATTGTTTCCACGCG